TTGGTGCTATTACTTTAATTTACATCCAATCTCCTGAAAATAAACTTCCCTTATTAATTTTAGGTCTTGGTGATGCTATTTTCCTAAGTATTATGTATTTAATTTCTGAAACTCATAAAGTTGGTGGACAAGCTCAACAATCTGGAGACTTAAGAGACAAAATGCGTGTTATGTCATTTGCAACATTTGTAACATCAACAATGTGTTTACTTGTAGTTATTATAATTGCATTACTAAAACATAATAACTTATTCCCTACTACTTTAGATAACTCATTCTTACCAACTGTTGATTCATTAAAAGACTTTCCATCAATGCTATCTGGTTTTGTTTGGGGTTGTATCTTTGCACCTGTTGTTATTTACTTTAGATGGTCTGCAAGTTATAAAATTACAGCTGAATCAGTATTAGCTATTTATGCTCTAACACCAATATTTACATTAATTTTTGAATACTCTATTTCTAACATTCCTGCATTCAATGTAAATATGTCTGCTTTTGAAGGAACAAAAGGCACTGGCTTGCTATTTGTTGTATTCATCATGACTCTTGGTGCTGGTATGTCTGCATATATGAAGAGCTTTAATAAGATTAAAGAATCAGAAGGCGATACTTGGTGGGAGAAGTTCAAAAATTCATCTAAATTAGAATCTGAAAACTTAGCAATTGGCGTAAGTGAGCATAACATGGCAGACTATGAAGTTGTTAAAAATACTATTGATTTTTATGAAGGAGATGAAGTTAAAGCAGCAGAAATGTTAGAACTTCCATTAGATACTGTTAAAACTTTAAGCTTAACAAAAAATGCTTATGCTTTACGCGATGATATTTCTAAAAAAGTACACGATATATTCCGCAATAAAATTTTCTATCTTGACCAATTAACAGGTGTTGAAAATAAAAAAGGCCTAATTCGTCAGTTTGCCGATTTTAAAGAAAAAAATATTAAATTTAAGTTATTCTATAAAAATGAAGGTTTTACATACCGTCTAGGTGGTGATGAATTTGCAATGATGACAACTTCTAATAAATTAGAAGAACAAGTTAGTGAAGAAATCAAAGCTATTGTAAACCAACCTATTGATTATTATCAAGGCAGTAACAAAGGCACTTTAAACCCATCTATAAGCATTAGTAAAGCAAATGTTATTAAAGATACAGAAGTTAAAATTAAGGACTTAATTAAATCTGCCGATGAAAATATGTATAAAGATAAAAAAGAATCAAAAGATAAAAAAGTTTTAGCTTAAAAAAAACCTGTAGATCATTCTACAGGATTTTTTTAGGTTTATAACTAGATTAGCTTGACAAAATGCTAATTTTTATAATGGTTTGAACCTTTATTTTTGTATACTTTAGGATCATCGTTTAGATAGCTGTATTTTTTTATGTGCTAGAATTATATAAGTTCATATAATATCCGTTTTGGTTAATTAAAGTATCATGGTTTCCTTGTTCAACAATTAAACCATCTCTAATTACTACAATATTATCAGCATTTTTAATTGTCGATAGCCTATGAGCTACAATAATAACTGTTTTTTCATTCATTAAGTTTGCAATAGCTTTTTGTACAATTTTTTCAGACTTATTATCTAATGCAGATGTTGCTTCATCTAATACTACAATTGGTGTTTTACGAACTAATGCCCTCGCAATTGAAAGCCTTTGCTTTTGACCTCCTGATAGCAATGAACCCCTTTCACCTACACTGGTGTAAATTCCATGTTCTTGCTCATTAACAAAATCTAATAAACAAGCTGATTCTAGTGCTTTGTAAATATCATCATCTGTAATAGATTCATCACCTAGTGCAATGTTGTCTCTAATTGTTGTATGGAATAAAAAGTTATCTTGGAATACAAATGAAATATTATCTCTTAATGATTTTAACGATACTTCTGTTAAGTTATTACCATCAATTGTAATTGAACCGCTATTAACATCATAAAACCTTGCTATTAAGCTTACAATAGTAGATTTACCACCACCACTATTACCAACTAAAGCCACTGACTGACCTGCTTTAATATTTAAGTTTAAATTATTAAATAAAGTTTCACCATTATAACCAAAAGTAACATTATTAAAGCTAATATCTCCTTTAACATTACTTAATACTTTAGCATTTTTATCCTCTTTAATATCAATATCTGCATTAATTAGGTCAAACACCCTTTCAATAGCCATTAACGATAATTGAAGTTGGCTGTAACTACCACCAATATTTTTTAATGGATTATAAAGCATAATTAGAGCAGTTAAAAATGATACAAAGCTACCAGGAGTAATAATATCATTAACGATAAGATATGAACCATACCAAATGATTAAAGCAATACCAATATACATTACAAAGTTCATAACTGGTGCTAAAATAGCTGCTTTTTTAACAATTTTAATAGAAACTTTAAACAAATCTTTAGCTGTTAGGCTAAAAATATTATCTAAATAGCCGTTTAAATTATAAGAATGTACAATTTTATTACCTGTAAATACTTCGTTAAATTGAGTAATTAATTTACCTGCTTGAGCTAATGACTGATGCATTAACTCGCTAACTTTATACCTAAAGCTTGCTAATGGTAACATAGCACCAAATAGCACAATAATAGCTACTAAAGCTAGTTGCCAAGAATTATAAAATAATACAGCAATTAATGAAATAGAAGACACTACACGGGTAAAGAACACCTTTAAATGCTTTAATAAACCTGAACAAGCCAACTCTGCATCGTTATTAAATCTAAAAATAACATCACCAGAGCTTGTTGTATCAAAAAACTTTGTATTATAAGTCATTAAAGTATTAAAAAGCTTTTGCTTTAAATCAAACGTAACCCTTAACCCTACCCAACTATTTAAGTAAGTTGCAAAAAAGTTAAACACACTTTGAATTAAGGCAAAAAATATTATAAATAGAGGAATATACATTGTTTTATCTTGTGATTGATCTAACAGTATATTATCCATAAAAGGTTTTAATGCTGCTGCTAAAACAGCATCTAAAGCGCCTATAGGTATAGTTATTAACATTGCTAAAAGCGCCCTAAATTTATACGGCTTTATAAAAGTCCATATTTTCATATAATTATTTATAATATAACTTTTTGAAAGGTGTTTATTCATACTTATTATTATACTCTTTCCATATGGTATTTGTGGTGTTTTCGTTTTTGTTTAAACTTTTTCTTTAACCTACCAAAAGTTACTTTTGCAGCAAGTTTATAAAGTTTATATTTTTTTCTATGCACCTTACGAACCTCTTTTGGTAAAGAATGAATATTAGTAAGCTCAACATTTGCAACAGGCTGGTTAGAAATGTTTAGCCTTTTTTCTAATAGTTCTTCATAAAACTCGGTTGATCTTGCATATAACCAAAATGTTTCTGCATATTCATGCTGAATTTCATTCCAAGGCTTAATATGGCTTGTGTAATGAACAACTTTAGGATTTTTAGATGCTTTTAAAAAGTCTTTATAATCTTCTTCAGACATTTGATCTTTTAGCTTATCCTCATCAGCAAAAATCTTTGTATGCCACTGATAATTATAAACTCTATCTAAAATTTCAACATCATCATTATATACTGAATTTAAAATACATTGATCAACAAACCATGGCTTTTTAACTTCTTTTAACTTATTAATTAAAGCTTCCAAGTAATTATTATCCCTCATTTTTTTCAGATTCATCATCATTAAACCAGAGTTGAAGTATTTTTTGTAATTCTTAATCCCGAGACCTACTTTAACATAGTTTTTATAATTTAAATCATTATTTGTAATAGATCTGATTACTTCAACATCTTTAGCTGCTAAAATAGAGTTAGAGCTTTCTTTCTCATATAGCTCTGCTATATCAAATAAAAATACCATATCGCAATCTAAATATAAAATTTTATCTTCATATTTAAATATTTCTGGTATAAAAAATCTATAATAAGCAGCAACTGAAAAATGAGCACCAATATTAAAAATACTTAAATCATAAGATTCTAAATACTTTTTAATATCAATAAAGTCTATTGATATATTACTTTTATTTATAACTAATCTATCAATTTTTAATTTATTATAATCTGATATTCCGCCATCTAAAATGCTAATACTGTAGTTATTCTTATCACTACTATTATCTATTAAAGATTTTATTGCTACACCCAGATAAGGGGCATAGTTATTATCTGATGAAAAAACTACTTTAACCATTTTTCTTTTTTCCCACTTTAATTCCCAATACGTATGCTCTTGTAATACCCTCTTTTATTTGCTTTTTAAAAATAGAGAACCCCAGCACTTTAAATTTAGTTTGCTTTTCTCTAACTTCTATTCTAAAAAAGAAGTCTTGTATTTTTTTTGATATAGTTAGCTTACTGATATAAATTTTTCTGATTGCTTCTGTACCATATTGCATATTATTCATAATATTTATTAACTCATCAATAGAAAAGTTATTTGACTCTATATCTTCATAAGTCTTTTGCATAAACTCATCTTTTAAATCTTCATTTATGCTGCTATGCCAGTGGTATAAACCGCAATATTTAAATGCATAAAACTTATATTTAATTTTTTCAAATACACCATTTTGTTTTAAAGTTTTTTCAATATCATTATAGTTTGCAAAAAAGTCAAAATACTTTCTATCTTTTGAACCAATCATAGATGTTGATATATTCATTCTGTAAGTAAGCATTTTTTCATCTAAAGTACTAACCTTATCTGCTTTAAGCCACACAAGGAAGAAAAATAGCATATCTTCGTACCATCTACCTTCAGGGAAATTAATTTTATGTTTATCTAAAAAATCTTTTTTATAAATTTTATTCCATGGTGCTAAACATAGTTTAAACATTACTTCTAAAAAATCTCTATTTGAAAACGTTTTATCCATTAATTCAGGGTTATATTCTTTAAATGGGGATAAATTAATAAATTCAAAATCTTGTGTTATCATACTAACATCATCATAAGATACTACATCAAAAATTAATAATTCAAGTTTATTTTTTAATATTTTTCTGTAAGATTTTTCATATAACCTTTCATCAATCCAGTCATCAGCATCTAAAAAGTGAATATACTCACCACTTGCTAAAGTTAAACCCTTATTTCTTGAACCACCTGCCATTAATGACTTTTCATTTGTAAATATTTTAAACCTTGAATCATCTTTAGCATATTTATTTAAAATATCTAAAGATGAGTCTGTTGAACAGTCATTTATACAAATAACTTCAAAATCTTTAAAAGTTTGGTTTTTTACTGTATCTAAACAGTTCTCCAGAAATCTTTCTGCATTATGTACAGGAATAATTACTGAAATTTTTGGTTTTACACTCATTTTCTTTATTACCCTTTAATTAAATAGCTTTATGAAGCATGCTTCTAAAGTGATTAATTTTTTCAATTTTTTGCTTATATTTTCTAGATTTGTTACCAAACGTAATAACTCTCATAACTTTATAAACTGTTAGTTTTTTAGACAACTTATTCATTTTTGTAACATAGTTAATGTAGCCAAAAATAGATCCTGTCATATTATTGTTGCTTTCTGTAACTTCATATTTATTAAATATAACTTCACTCATTTTTTCTGCCCATTGTTTACCAAAGTACTTGTTGGTTAAATTAACTAGTTTTAATAACACAGAGTAAAACTCCATTAAAGTTTTATCGTCATAGTAGCATTTCTCCCAGTTTAGATTTAATGCACAGTAAATTGATGATAGAGCATCCTCTTTATTCTTTAACTGTATAGCAAATGCATTTGGTGTAATGTCATCGTATGACATTACTGCTTGATCTTCTAATAATTTGTATAATACATAAGGACCTTTATGTTGGTCTTGACCTGTATTAATCCAATCTGGGTGTCTAAAACCATCTGCTAAACCTAAAGCAATTTGATTTAAGTGAGAGTCATGAAATACAATAATTGCATCTTCTTTAATATGTGGTAAAGATGCCAATAGATCTAAGCTTGCCCATGGGTGGTAATGATGAGCATCAATAAATACAAAATCATACTTTTCTTCATTATCTTTAATTAAAAAGTCTACTGCATACTGACCTGTTTGCAGGTTCCAGTTTTTAGCAAATTTAGGGTTCATTTCTCTAAATGCATCACCTACTGCTTTTTCTGGCGTGTAATATAATGTGTCTGAAGATAAATCTACAGATGTTAATTTAGCATTTTTGTTATGTCTAGTTGCTTCATCTAACATGTAGTAAGCTGCCCAACCTGCTGCTGTACCAATTTCTAACATATTTTTAGGTTTGTAATCTTCAATTAAGCCTTTAATAAATGCACCTGAAGGATAGTCATTATCATTATTACCCATCCACTCTGGTCTTGTTTTAAATAGCTCTATTGTTTCTTCTATTTTTAAGTCCCAGTATTCTTTGCCTGTTCTCATTTTTAATACCCTTTTTTATATTTTTTTAACAGCCTATTAAACATAAATCTTTTATTTAAACTTAGGTGTTTTCTATTAATTAAATTTTCTTTTTCTGCATCTACTAATCTTTCAACATACAGCTCTTCACCTTCTGGGTAAAATTTGTATGGTTTAACATATATATCTAAAAAAATTCTTCTTGAAGCCTTAATATCTAAAACTTTTTGAAATCTACCAGCATTTGCTTCTAAAAATATTTTTGCAATAATTTTAGATGATATATAAGCATTATCTACATTAAAACTTTTAGTTACAGAGTCCTCTCTTTGCCTGTAGTAAACAAGCTCGGCTTTATTATACGAAAAAGTCTTAGATTTTAATAAACATTGAAAAGTAAATATATCATCCTCAGCGGGGTGAATACCCTTAACAAATGACATAGCTTTCACTAAATCTTTTTTATATAGTTTATTCCATATAGTTACAAAAACGTTTACGTCTTTTCTAAAATAGTCTTTAATTGGATTATCAAACTTTAAACTATTTGTTTTAAATGTTTTATGACTAAAATTATTGTAATTAAAACTTTCTGGTACTTCTATAAATGAGCTTGATGCAAAATCAACGTCATTTTCAATAATACCTTTAACTAAAGTAATTAAAAACTCAGGATGGTAGCAATCATCAGAATCTAAAAAGCAAATATAATCACCTTTTGCTTCTTTAATTCCTAAATTTCTTGTTGCACCAACCCCCTCATTTTTTTTATCTATAAGTTTAAACCTTGTATCCTTAGTAGTAAATGCCTTAATAATATCTATACTATTATCAGGGCTTCCATCATTAATACATAAACACTCAAAATTTTTATAAGACTGATTTTGTACCGACTTTAAACTATTATGTAAAAATTTTTCTACATTATAAATCGGCACTATAACTGTAACTAACGGCTCTAACATACTCTTCCTTCTAATTTAGCTTTTACTGAGCCAATATTAAGATTAAATGATTCATCAGTATAGTTTTCTTTATTTAAAACATGTACTTTAGCTTCTTGCTCTGCAAATTCATTCAACTTAAATTGTGCATTAATAGAAATGTCTTTAAATTTATTTGTTTTTAATACTTCTTCATAATATTTAATTGTATGGTTTAAACCTTCTTCTAATGAAATTTTTGGTTCCCAGCCTAATACTGATTTTGCTAAAGAAATATCTGGTTTTCTTTGAGTTGGGTCATCCTCTGGTAGAGGCTCTTCAATTAATTTTGATTCACTATCTACTTTATTTAAAATAATCTCAGCTAATTCTCTAATTGTAAACTCACCTGGGTTACCCAAGTTAACAGGACCTGTAAAGCCTGTTGTATTATTCATCATTTTTTCTAAACCATCAATTAAATCATCAGCATAACAAAATGACCTTGTTTGTGAGCCATCTCCATAAATCGTAATATCATCACCTTCAATTGCTTGGCAAATAAAGTTTGTAACAACTCTACCATCTAATGGGTTCATATTTGGGCCGTAAGTATTGAAAATCCTAACCACTCTAATATCCACACCTTTTTGCCTATGGTAGTCAAAAAATAACGATTCGGCACATCTTTTACCTTCATCATAACATGCTCTAATACCTATAGTATTAACGTTACCTCTGTAACTTTCTTTTTGTGGGTGCTCTAATGGGTCACCATAACACTCTGATGTAGAAGTAAATAATACTGTTGCATCATGCTCTACTGCTAAATTTAAAATATTAATAGAACCAATAACTGATGTTTTAGTTGTGTGAATTGCATAATCTTCTTGATAAAAGATTGGAGAACCTGGACAAGCCATATGATAAATTTGATCGATTTTTCTTTCAAAGCTAATAGGTGTTACAACATCATGTAATATAAACTCAAAGTTTTCTTTATCTAAAAGGTCTTCAATTGCTTCTAATGAACCTACATAGTTATTATCTAGACATATTACATAATGACCCTGTTTAACTAAATAACGGCATAATGTTGAGCCTAAAAAGCCTGTGCCCCCAGTAACAAGTATTGTTTTCATATTAACTCCTAATCTCATATATTTTAATAATCTTACTGAAATTAAGAATAACTATTTTATTGTTATTAGTCAACATAAACTTTGAAGGTTTTTTTAATATGTTTGGAGTCATAACCAGATTAATTTCATTATTTATTACTTTAATTATACTATTTTTTCTGTACACTAACTTACAATTTAAAGTATACTATCTGTCAAACAATTATTAATAATTATAAGTCACTAGTGTTAATACTATATAAACTTTTGACATTATTTAATATCCTTTGCTATACTTCTTATCCTCCATAATCTATATTGAGTTTTTAAAGGTAATTTACGAAAAGACAAACCTCTTTGCCTTGCTAATTTATTTAATTGGTTAATTAAACATGTAGACAATTCTGATCTATTTTTCTTATCTCTGTAAACTTTATTAATACACATTCTTACAGCAACTAGTACTCTTTTTTTCGCTAAATAAAGATCATCTTTATTTTTAAAAAAATCTAAAACATAATTCATACCTGTAATATAATCCATAATTTTTTTTTTAGAAAAATCACTTCTTACTGTTGATATATTATCATTTGTATAGATATAACAAGGAGTTTTTAAAGATGCATAGCTATTAATTTGCGAAAACAGAGTTATAATATAAGGCCAATCTTCAAAGTAAATACCTTCAATAAATTTTTTATCTTTTACTACTGATGATTTATACATTTTATTCCATACTACAGAAAATGATTTACGATTATTTAATATTTCTTTTAAAGGTTTTTTATGTATATTCCATTGTTTATTAACTTTAGGTATTTTTATTTTTTTAGATGTATATAAAAAAGAGTCTGAAATAACAATATCAGAACACGACTCAATAGCTGTATTATGCATTAACTCTAAAGCATATGGTGGAAGTGCATCATCAGAGTCTAAAAATACAACATAATCACCTCTTATTAATTTACAGCCAGCATTTCTTGCTACAGAACGACCACTATTTTCCTGGTTTATAATTATAATTCTATCGTCTTTATTTTTAAATTCCTTTAAAATCTCTAAACTTAAATCTTTAGAACCATCATTAACACAAATTACTTCAAAGTTTTGATAAGTTTGATTTAGAACTGAATCTAAGCATCTTATTAAATATTTTTCTGCATTATATGTAGGTATAATTATACTAATCATCTTTTTTTCCTTTCAAAGAACAACCTATACACTATATTAGTAGAATAACATATTAAAAAATATAATTGAATCAAAATAGAACATAGGGTTAACAGGAGTTCCTGTAGAAAATAACATGGAATTATCATTACCTGTTATTAATCATAATCAAGATTAAACCTCACCACCAACACCTTTAAACTTATCAACAAGCATTGATATTTTTTCAAATACTGTTTGCTTTTTAGTTAAGTATTGAGGGTTTAGAGGGCTCATTTTAGGAAGAATCTCATTTAACTCTGTACCATTTTCAGAAGCATACTCTCGTCTTAATGATGACATGATATAACGCTTTGCAGCATCAATATTTAATTCTTCATCATCAATTAAATGTTTAACCTCTTTCTTTTGTTTATCTCTAGCAAACTCATAAAAGGCATCTATAACGCTTTCTTTGTCTGTTATATCATCTAAGTTAGTTTCATTAATAAAGTCAACTAATAGGCCTTCTTTAGATCTATTACCAATGCTAGAACGAATCAGTCTACGAACTTCTTCAACTAAAGTATCTTTGTTTTTTGAATCCTTATTCTTTTCAAAAATTAACTCTAGAATATAATCAAGGTTAATTTCTTGAGATTTTAAAAGCTCAACTTCAAATACTACATCATCCCAGTTTATAGATGAATCTTCTTTTTCGTTACCTTCTCTTTGCTGACGTTGCCAATCACAAATATCATTATATGTTGATTTATAGTCTTGCAGAGCTCTTTCAGATGGTACAAAAATATTTTTCATATCTTCAATATTGTTATCATCTAAATGGTATTTATTTTTAAACTCTTCTAAAGCCTTTTCATCTTCTAAGTCAACACCTTGCAAAGCTTTTAGACTTACAAACTCATCATAGTTTTGTAAGATATTTTCAACTTTAAGGTATTCACCAAATAGCTTAACAAATGCTTTTTTATCTTTTTCTGTCTCAATTTCTTGAGGGTTAGGGAATGATACATTTAAATCTTCCACAATTTCAATAAAACCGCGTTTATCTTTACCTGTAATAATATCAGTAAAGCCTTCCATATATTCTTTAAAGCTTTTTTCTAATACTACATTATTTGTATTTTCATCACCAAATAAGCGAATAGCATCAATAGTGGCTTTTTCTAAGTTACGGAATGTTACCACATTACCAAAAGTTTTAGTAGCATCATAAATTCTATTTGTTCTTGAATAAGCTTGGATTAAACCATGGTATCTTAAGTTTTTATCTACAAATAAAGTATTTAATGATGGAGCATCAAAACCAGTTAAGAACATACCTACAACAATAATTAAATCAACCTCTTGGTTTTTAACTCTGTTTGAAAGGTCTCTATAATAGTTTTGGAACTGCTTACTTTCAACACTAAAGCTTGTTTTAAATGTTTTGTTATAATCATTAATAGCTGAAGTTAAAAACTCTTTAGCACTGCTGTTTAAAGCTGTTGGTTCAAAAGTTTCATCTTGGATATCACCTATGGCATCTTGTGCTTCATTTGCAGCAAATGAGAATATAGTAGCTATTTTTAATGGCTTTTCAGAATTTTTTTGTAGATTTTTAAACTCTTCATAATAATGCTTAGCAGCTTCAACACTACTTACAGCAAACATCGCATTAAAGCCTTTAGCTCCAACTTGTCTTCTGTGTGTTTTTTTGTTGAAGTTATCTAAAATATATTGAGTTACCTCATTAATACGCTGAGGGTGTAGTAAAAGCTCTCTAGTTTCTGCAGCTGTTAGCTTATCCATATCTTGTTCAGATTCAATTGCCTTAAACTTAGGTCTTACATCGTTATATTTAACATTGAATTTAAGAACTTTTTCATCTCTAATAGCATCAGTAATAACATAAGTATGTAATTGAGTACCAAATACACTTGCAGTAGTTTCTGCACCTAGTGCATTTTCAGGGAAGATTGGAGTACCTGTAAAACCAAACTGGTAGAAGTTTTTAAATTTTTTCTTTAAGTTCTTTTGAGCTTCACCAAATTGAGAGCGATGCGCCTCATCAAAAATAAATACTACATGCTTGTTATAAACATCTAGATTTTTTTCTGTCTTCATTAAATTGTTTAGTTTTTGAATAGTTGTAACAACAATTTTGTTATCGTCTTTTTCAAGGTTTGCTTTTAAACCTGCTGTATTGTTAGACCCATTAACACTATTTTCAGAAAACTTTTGGTATTCTTTCATTGTTTGAAAGTCTAAGTCTTTACGGTCAACAACAAATAGAACCTTATCAATAAAGTCAAACTCGGGTTCTGTTGCTAATAACCTAGCTGCTTTAAAACTTGTTAATGTTTTACCTGAACCTGTTGTATGCCACACATAACCGCCACTTTCAACCTTACTCCAGTTTTTTGCTTCAAATGAGCTTTTTACTTTCCATAAAATACGCTCTGTTGCTGCAATTTGGTAAGGTCTCATTACTAATAGAGTGTCATTAACATCAAATACAGAATATTTTAAAACAACGCTAAGTAAAGTTTCTTTACCCAAAAATGTTGCTGTAAAATCTTTTAGGTCTTTAATTAGTTTATTGTCTGACTTTGCCCAGTTAATAGTAAAATCAAAACTATTTTTATTACGCTTTGTTGTATTAGCAAAATAACGAGTATCTGTACCGTTTGAAATTACAAACAGCTGTAAATATTTATATAATGAATTTTCAGAGTTAAAGCTTTCTTTACTATAACGGTGGACTTGGTTAAAAGCCTCACGGATTGCAACACCACGCTTTTTAAGCTCTACTTGCACTAAAGGTAAACCATTAACTAAAATAGTTACATCATAACGGTTTGCATGAGTACCAGTTTGCTCAAATTGGTTAATAACCTCAACTTTGTTTCTTGAAAGGTTCTTTTTATCAAATAGGTAAATATTTTGGATACGACCATCATCAAAAGTAAAGTCATGTATATAATCTTCATGCACTTTACGAGTTTTTTCAACTATTGAATCACTAGCATTATCTAAAAAGTTTCTACAAAAACGCAGCCATTCATCATCACTAAATTTTGTTTTGTTTAAACTTTCAAGACAAGCTCTAACATTATCACGCATAGCATCAACACTACGAATATCTTTACGGTATTCATAACCTTGGTTTACTAAATCTTTAATAAGCTCTCTTTCTAAGTCGTCTTCAGTTTGATAATGCAATGGCATATCAAAATCTTTAACATACTTATTTAAAACAATAAACTTATCTGACTCTATAATTGGCTTTGTTTTATTATTCATTATTATTTTACCTTATTTTTTATCTTCCCAAAACTTATAACTTGTAGTTAAATGTTTTAACAAAAATTCAACTGTTTTCTTTTCAGCTTCTGTAGGTTCTGCAACTGCCTCTGTAGATAAAGATGAATGACTTGTAAACTGAATTACTCTTTTATAGTAAACATCTTTATCATCTGGTAAAAGCTCAGCCCATCGAGGATAGCCTAAAAAGCTTGCTGTTTTTTCATATAAATTTCTTAAAAGTGTAAAGTGATACTTCTCAACAGTATTACTTTCAATAGCTTCATTGATGACTTTTTTTAAGTATAAGTGGTAAGAAAAACTAGTATTTGAGTCTCCGTTTTTACCCTCTAAATTATATGTTCCATCTTCATTTTTTTTAAGCATATAAGTAGACTTACTATTAAGCTCATTATGTAAAACATTATAGAAGAATGGATTATGAGTAGTAATGATAAACTTTAAGTTTAATTTCTTATCATTACTATTTTTTATTAGCTGAGCTAGATTAACCGCTAATTCAATAAGATGGTTTTCATCTAAAGAGCTTACAGGGTCATCAATAAAAATATATTCTAAATCACTAAATTTTGACTTAAATTTATCAGTATCTTCTTTTTTAGTAGTACTATTGCTATTTTCATCTAAAGATTCGTCTGCTAATCTTTTGTTTTCATTATCAATTAAATCAAGAACAATTGATTCAAAAACACTATAAAAAACACTCCAAATAAAGTTACTTTCTTCACCTTTTGAAATTTTAATATTCTCTGCAACTTCATCATTGCCTTTTTCAAAAGAAAATGTAACTTCTGAAAATGCGGGTACTACTTTTCCATCTACATTTTTATATTCAGGATTAAATTTAGGCGTTAGCTTATCGTTTGAATATTTTTGGAATGTTTCAATAATAGCTGGTTCTTTGGTATTTTCATTTAAAATCCAATTAGTAAACTCATTGGGCTGTATTTTTAATTTTGGTTCAGAGTCATTTTCTAAATCATTATCCCAATAAAATAAATCTTCTGTAAAAGCATTATAATAAAGGATTTTTCTTTTTTTATCTGAATCATCACCTGTAGTATCATCAGCTATAATTAGACTTTTAAACTCTTTTGAAAGTCTTGTTTTACCTGTACCATTAAAGGCATAGATTAACTTAACAGAACTCTTTGATTCTTCTTTTAATTTTTTTGCAACATCTGCTAATGTCATAATCATATCACACACACTTTCAAATTATTTAGTGAAGTTGAATAGCATATCTCTATAGTATTCATATTGTTGTTGTCGTAGTTCAATTTCACGAGGTAAACCATCACTAATAGAATTAGTTAAATTGTCAAACTTATCTAAGATATCAACAATACGCTGCTGCTCTTCTAATGATTTTTTAGAGTCATTAGGGAATGGTATTGGTATTAAATAGTTTTCAAACATTGGTTTTCTTAAAGATGTTACAGAAGCATGAACCGATACTTTTTGAATATAACTTAAAAAATTATTTCTTATAAAATAAAATAAATATTTGGAATTTAATAAGTTACTAGTAACATGTATTCTATAAGCTCTTTGATGTAGTGCATATTTTCCTTCTACATAATGAAAAACTTTACCAACGCCAACACCATCTCCAGCTGTAATAATAGCTGTTTCGTCAAATTCATAACTATTAATTAAACGAGGAGTTTGAGAACGAACATAAAATGGATATTTACCATCTTCAACAGATTCATTTGTATTAGAACTACCTGTACCAATAAGAGCTAACTCTTTTAATGCTATAAACTCTATATCATCTCCAAAATTAAAAATACTATTTTGGTAGTGTTCGTATTGAGTTTTGCGAGCTGTAAGCTCTGCTGTAAGCTCTGCTGTAAGCTCTGCTGTAAGCTGGGTAAAGTTATCTAAAATTCTAACAATTTCAGCCTGTATCTTCAACGACTTCTCCGGATTCTCCGGGCATGGGATGGGAATCAACTTATTTGAATAGTTGCTTATCCATTGTCTTTTATGGTCATTATCAATTAATTGGCTTGGTAACGAGTTCATCCAATAATAAACATACTTTAAAATATATTTATTATTATCTTTTGATGTAATCATTTTCATAGCTGAAGATTTAGCCTTAAAATCAAAATCAACCCACTTATTTGCTGTTGTAAAATCATCAAAAATTATTACAGGGCTAACGGATGCATTATATATACCGTCTAACTCATCTGTGTAACCTAAAATAAATGTTTTACCAGCTGTTAATACTGGAGTTTTATATGAATCATTATAGTTTTTTGATTTCACTAAATATTTTGTTGGTTGTTCGTAACCAGCAACATCACCCAAAGGCAACCACTCAACATTGGCACCGTCTAATAGTTTTGTTAAATATTTTTCATTAAGCATTTTTTATCTCCGCAATAACTGAGTTAATCTCTGAGCGAAGTCTATTAATATGAACAACTGTCTTTTCAATATCTTCTTCTATTTCTTTAATTGGACGTCTATTGTTCTTAATTTTAGGTTCTACATATGCACTTACTGATAAATTATAATCTTTTTTTATAATATCTTCATTATCAACTAATATAGAAGTATGTTTAACATCTGATTTATTTGCAAATAAACTATAAATTGCTTCTATATTATCTTCTGTTAGTTTATTATTATTTGTTGCAGGTTTGAAGAAATCTTCAGTGCTTGCATCAATAAATTGAGTTTTTGTATCTTTTTTATTTTTTGCTAATACTAAAATATTAACCGCAATTGATGTACCATAAAATAAATTAGGAGCTAATGATATTACAGATTCAACATAGTTATTTTCAACTAAGTATTTTCTGATTTTTTGTTCTGCACCGCCACGGTAAAAAATACCAGGGAAACAAACGATAGCAGCCTTACCTTTTTGCGATAGGTAGTTTAAAGCATGTAACACAAAAGCAAAGTCAGCTTTTGATTTTGGTGCTAAAACGCCTGCAGGTGCAAAACGGTCATCATTAATAAGTGTAGGGTCATCACTACCAATCCACTTAACTGAATAAGGTGGGTTAGATACAATTGCATCAAATGGCTTTTCATCTTTAAAACGAGGGGTTCTTAAAGTATCACCTAGTGCAATATCAAACTTTGCGTAGTTAATGTTATGTAAAAACATGTTCATTCTTGCAAGGTTTTGTGTTGTATGGTTAAGCTCTTGTCCGTAAAAACCATCTTCAATAATATGGTCTTCAAACTGTTTACGAGCTTGTAGTAATAACGAACCTGAACCTGCTGCAGGGTCATAAATTTTATTGATTTTATTTTGCCCGTGGATTGCAATTTTAGCAATAAGCTCTGATACTGTTTGCGGAGTAAAGAACTCACCACCTGATTTACCAGCATTTGCCGCATAGTTTGAAATTAAGAACTCATAAGCATCGCCAAAAAGGTCAATCTTACTAGCTTGGAAATCACCTAAAGGAAGTTCTGCAACTTGTTTTAAAACTTTTGCAAGGCGCTCATTCCTATCTGCAACTGTATTACCTAGTCTTCTGCTTGTAGTGTCAAAGTCTGCAAATAAACCTTTAACATTTTCTTCAGATTGGTAGCCCATTGCTGAATTTTCAATATCTGAAAAGATATTTGCAAGGTCTGTGTTTAAACTTTCATTTTTATGAGCATGTTTTGCCACATTTTCAAAAAGTTGGCTTGGGTAAATAAAATAACCTTTAGTTTTTACAGCATCTGCTTTAATTTCATTTGTAATAATATCGTCTGATAGTTCTGCATAGTTAACTGAAGCATCGCCTGCCTCAATATATAGCTTAAAGTTTTCACTAATAAATCTGTAAAATAATGAACCTAGGACATATTGCTTAAAGTCCCAACCATCAACAGCACCTCTAACATCGTTAGCCATTGCCCAAATTTTTCTTTGCAACTCTTTTCTTTGTTGTTCACTTGTCATAATTTTTAATATTCCTTAAATAGAAGTTTTGTTGTGATATATTACTACGTAATATACATTATTTTGCCATATTTTTCAATCTAAATAGCTATATCTTTTTTATTATCTGCACAACTTTACCTGCTAACATAAAGTCATCTTTTTCTCTATCAACGAAAATTGTAGGTTCCTTACGGTTGCTTGATATTAAACGAAGCTCTTTTTCATTAACTTTATAAAGTTCTTTTATCTTTACTTCGTAGTTTTTTTCACAGACAATTATATCACCATTTTTTACACTTGAAAGATCTCTTGTTTCTTTTGCTATTATTTTATCCCCTTCAGAAATAGTTGGCTCCATTGAATCTCCCTTAGCTTCTACCATAAAGCAATCATTAATTTTATGACTAAGCATACCTGAATACATTGGGATATAGTCTTTTACATTATCTAGAAAAATACCATTAGCACCACATTGTGCTTGTCCAAAATATCTTATATACTCAACTGCATTTTCTTCACTTTTTTGAGGGGTTAGCTCATAGCCTTCAGAAGTTTTATGCAAATATCCTTTTTCTTCAAGTTGTTTTAGATGGTGTAAAACTAAATTATTAGATTTTGTTCCAATTTCTTCTCTCATTTTAGATAATGTAATATCTTCGGCTATATTGTTTTGAATATAATCTAATAATGCTATCTGTTTGGGGTGTAGTGATTTTTTCTTCATAAATGATTCCAGTTATTATAATTATTATACAATAATTATAATATAGGATAACCATTCTGTCAATGTTATTTTAATAGTCAATTTTTTATTGACTATTTGTTTTTTATGATGCTATGCTGAATATAAAGGTCAATTAAGAATTAATCAAAATAAGGTATGCACATAATGAGCCAGTTAAAAATTGAATACATAAAAACATCATCCATATATCCCTATGAAAAAAATGCAAGAATTCATGATGATAAACATATTGGTCAAATAATGTCATCAATTAAGACATTTGACTTTACAAATCCAATACTGATAGATGAAAATAATGAGATATTAGCTGGTCATGGAAGATGGCTATCAGCTAAAAAGTTAGAATTAAAAGAAATTCCTTGCGTAGTTTTATCTCATTTAAGCGAAAGTAAGAAAAAAGCTTATAGAATTGCTGATAACAAGTTAACTATAAATGGTTCTTGGGATGAAGACTTACTTTCTTTAGAGTTAAAAGATTTATCAGACTTAGAACTTGATTTTGATTTAGATGTTGTTGGTTTTGAGCTTCCAGAAATAGATCTAATGTTACAAAATTTAGATGATAAAACGGAAGACCCTTTAGATGAGATTCCGGAGATAAGCGAAAAGAATATTGTATCAAAGTCTGGAGATTTATGGCAATTAGGAGAGCATATCATTTATTGTGGCGATAGTTTGAAGGATGAAAGTTTCGCAGCATTAATGAAAGATGATAAAGCTACTATGATATTTACTGATGCTCCGTATAATGTAAAAGTTGATGGTCATGTTTGCGGCTCTGGTAAGGTAAAACATGACGAATTTGCTATGGCTTCAGGAGAAATGACAAAAGAAGAATTTACAAATTTTTTAAGTAATGCTTTTACAAATATAAAAAATTATTCAAAAGATGGTTCTATACATTATTTATGTATGGACTGGCGTCATATTGCAGAAATTACCACCGCTTGCAATAGCATTTACTCAGAAATGAAGAACCTATGTATTTGGAATAAATCCTCTGGTGGGATGGGCAGCTTATACCGTTCTAAGCACGAATTAGTATTTGTTTATAAAAACGGTAACAAACCTCATATTAATAATATTGAATTAGGCAAGCACGGTCGTTATAGAACTAATGTTTGGGACTATGCTGGTGTTAATTCATTCGGGGAAGAGCATGATAAACTAAAACTACATCCAACAGTTAAGCCGGTTCAAATGATAGTTGATGCAATAATGGACACAAGCAATCGAGGAGATATTGTTTTAGATTCATTTTTAGGCTCAGGTTCAACATTAATAGCTTGTGAAAAAACAGGTCGTGTTTGTCGTGGTATTGAGTTAGAACCTAAGTATGTAGACGTTGCAATTCAAAGATGGCAAAAACTTACAGATAAAAAAGCTGTAAATTTAAATAGTAACAAAACATATAACGAATTATTAGAGGAGATGAAGTAATGGCAGGATACAAGAAACCACCTAAAGATAGTCAGTTTAAAAAAGGCAAATCTGGTAACCCAAAAGGGAGACCTAAGGGAAGTAAGAATAAAGAAAGTATAGCAGAAAGCATTAGTAAAGAGTTTTCTTCAAAAATTAATTTAAAAAATGGGGAAACTATAAGCAAAATGGATGCAGCAATAAAAAACTTTTCTAATAATATGCTTAAATCAAATAAATTGCATGAATTATCAAAAGGAATAGATATACTTCGTAAAATTGAGGAAGACAATAAACAAACTAAGCTTGCTCTAGAGTTTACAGGAAAAATAATAGATGAAAAGTATTTAGATGAAGAAGATGTTAGCAATTTTGCAAAAGGTAAAAAAGACCCTAAATTTAATTATCCAGAAGGTGTGCATAAACTATATCATCGAGAAAACTCTAAACATATAATGGCATTGGACGCTGTAAGAAAGAATCAAACTTTAGGTAATATTTACGAATATATAAATAAAGTTAGCGATATTAATTCATTAATAACTCAGGCAAATAATGAAATGACTTTCTGGTCTCATGTTGAAGAAGATATTTTGCCTAATTTTAACCTTAATAAAAAAGAAAAAAGCGAAGTTATTTCTATTCTTGCTGAAACTAGAGAGTTCCCTAAAGCCGACATAAATGTATTAATGACATTATATCAAGTTTTAAGTGTAGAAAATAATAATCTTAAATGTTATATGTTTTTAGAAAGGGATAGATTAATCGCATCTAACTATTATTATGAAAATGAACAGGCTTATTTAGAAAGAAACTATATTAATGAAGCCTTAAAAGAAGATCCTAATTTTACTAGAAAAGAATTAGAGCTTGCGAATAATAAGCTTAAAAATTCATATCATACTTTTACTAATGAAGAAAATACTTACAAATTCTTAGAACTAAAAGATGTTATGACAGATGGAGAACTAGAGCTATTATCAAACTGGCTCAATAATAGCAACGATAAGAAAGATTTAGTTACTTATGGTGATGCTATTGATAAAATAGAACAAAAGTACGGATAAAAAATAGAGCGATTTATGCTCTATTTTTTATTATTAAGGTCTTACATATGGATTACTAGTTTATATAAAAGCTTAATAAATCATCATACTCAATTAATAAGCCTGAACTTTTTAACTCATCTTTTTTCTGTTGCCATAACACTTTCAGAATCTTTTCAATTTCATCTACATTTCCGTTATGTATAGCTTTATGACAATTAGGACATAGTACAGTGATGTTTTGAGGAATATCTAAGGAGATATCAAACTGAGATTGAGCGGATGTTGGTATTAAATGATGTGCTTCCATATAAGGATTATTTTGCCTATTTAGGAAACTACTGTGGTCATTGTCACAATCACATTTATATTCATTTTTTATAATTATGGCTTTTGATAAAGTAGGATTTCTTTTTAATTTTAGTTTTTTATTAGAAGTGCTGTAACTTATAGGTTTAAAATAATTTTCTAAAAACTCGTTTATTTCTTCTTTCTTTATTGGTTCAAAAGAATTTAAGTTTTTATTAAATTTTTCGTCTTCTAATAAATCTTTGTCACTATCAAAGTATACTGATTCAGAGAAAAACTCTTTAGTATAAACATCTTGTAAAGAGTTACCAGAATCATCTTTCCATAGCTCTAGACCTTTTGAAATCTCTCCTAAAACTAAAGATATAGCTTCTATAGGAGAGTCAAAAATAATATCTTTGACAAAAATATAATCATTATCTTGTTTCTTAATTATACCTTTAGATTTTAAATTTTCAAATTGATTAAGAAGTTCTGGAGTATTAGTTTTATTAAGGTTACAGTTAGAACCTTTAAAAACTATAAATCTATTTCCACCTATATAACGTCCAGATGCATTCAAATTTTTGCTATTATAATAAAATTTTGTATCAAAATATTGTTGTCCTAATAAACTTTCTAAAGCATTCATAACTTCTGGTTTTAATATCCAAAATTTATTATTTAGCTTGTCTACCCCATAATTACACAAGATATCAGACCATAACTTACCTTTTTCAATATTATAATACTTAGCTATTTTTTTTGAGGGCCTGGACATTTTCTGGTTGATTGCTGCACACCAACCATCATGACCTAAAGAGTAAGATAAAAGAGAAGATTTAGCTACACCCTGATATTCTTTATAGAAAAACTCTAAAAAGGCGAGGTCATTTTCATTTATTAATTCATTATTTTTTAAAATTTCTGAGAAGTTTAAATTATACAATATTTCATCTCCTTATTTTAGATTAATTTTTTACTTCTAAAATAAGGTAAGAACCGGGGGCTCGAAAAACTGTCACACAAGGAAACCAGCCGCATAAACTTTTAAGCCGTAAAGCTCTGGACATGGAATATGCACCCCGGTAGGATAATTCTTTAAAATACTTATAAAATATTAATAATCAGCCTATAAATAAAATAGACTAAAATTATGTACCGGGATAACGGTTCGGTAATAAACCAGATGACTGGTTGTCCCGGACATTATCCTTGTTATGAAAGTGGTTTTCGAGGCCACGGGCTCCCTACTTAAGAAGCTTGAGTTTATTTTAAAATAATAAAGCTTGATAGTCAAGCACAATAGATAATAAGTCACTTTTAGTTATATTTAACTGGACTTACTACCAACTGTAAGCGTTACTGTTATTGTAACTAAAAGAAAGGTTAATATTATGGCTAAACGACTGAAGCAACTTAAAAGCTTAGATAAATTACATAAGCTAAGTCAAACAGAACTTAAAATTATATGGGAGAATGAGTTTAAAACAACTCCACCAAGTAATATGAAAGCTCTTTTAAGACCACTATCTTATAAATATCAAGAAATAACAATTGATAAACTCAGTAAAATTTCAAAAAAACGAATTACTTATTATATAAGAATGTTAGATGGTGGAATAAAAAAGAAAAGCCCCAATAAAATTCAAGTTAAAGATGGCACAGTCTTTAAGAAAACTTACAAAAACAAAGAGCATACCGTACTATTTTCTAATAATAAATATCTTTATAATAATAAAGAATATCGCTCGCTATCAGCAATAGCTAATGAAATAACAGGTAGCATAACTAGCGGAATTAAGTTCTTTGGAATAACAAGGAGGAAAGCATAATGAGCGTAAAATGTGCAGTATATATCAGAAAATCTACAGAGAAAGGCTTAGACCAGAATTTCAACTCTTTACATAACCAAGAAGAGGCCTGTAAAAATTATATTTTATCGCAAACTTTTAATAATTGGGAATATTACAAAACATTTGAAGATGCTGCAATAAGTGGTGGAACGACTAATCGTCCAGCACTACAGCAAATGATATCAGAAATTAAAGCAGATAAAATAAATACTGTTATAGTTTACAAAGTTGATAGACTTTCAAGAACAATTGTAGACTTCCATAATATTATGAAAATATTAGAAGAATATAACTGTAACTTTGTATCAATAACTCAATCCTTTGATACATCAAACTCCATGGGTAAGTTAACATTGAATATGTTGCTATCATTTGCTCAATTTGAGAGAGAAGTCTCCGCAGAAAGAGTAAGAGATAAAGTTGCATCATCAAAACAAAAAGGATACTGGATGGGTGGAGTTGCCCCTATTGGATATGACACAATAAATAAAGAATTAACTATTAATGAAAAAGACTCTGAGCTAGTTAGACTTATTTTTAATAAATACATAGAATTAAAATCAATATATTTATTAAAAGATTGGCTTGATGAACACCACTACAAAACTAAAATAAAAATAACTAAAACAGGTAAAAAAACTGGAGGGAAGCCATTTAATACATCTCATCTTCATCAAATGTTAAATAATCCAACATATATTGGTAAAATTAAACATTTAGATAATGTTTATAAAGGTAGACATGAACCAATTATCTCAAAGGAAATTTGGGATAATGTACAAAAAATATTATTATCAAATTCAAATAAAATTAAAAACAAAGGTAAGAAAAAGCATTCTCAATCATATTTATTAAAAGATCTGGCCTACTATCAAGATAAAAAATTAATGTATACCTATTCAAAAAAAGAAACATACACTAATTACTACTATGTTTATGATAAGGTAAATTATATCAATGCCCACTATCT